TGCATCTCCAGATCCTTTTGTCATAACATCAAACAATTTTCTGTTTGGCTGTGTATGCAATTCATCAAAAACAACCCCATGAATATTAAAGCCGTGTTTTGAGTATGCCTCTGCGGAGAGGACCTGATAAAAGCTATTTGTTGGATGAAAAATAATCCTTTTTGTAGCTGTGAGAATCTTTACCCTTTTATTAAGTGCTGGGCACATACGAACCATATCAGCAGCAACTTCAAAAACAATGGAAGCTTGCCCTCTGTCAGCTGCACAACCATAAACTTCTGCACGTTCCTCGCCATCACCACAGCAAAGAAGTAATGCAACAGCTGCAGCAAGTTCAGATTTTCCCATTTTCTTTGGAATTTCGATATAAGCCGTATTAAACTGCCTGTATCCATTTGGCTTTAAAATACCAAAAATATCACGAATTATTTTCTCCTGCCAGTCGATCAATTCAAAGGGCTTTCCTGCCCATATACCTTTTGTATGGCAAAGGCATTCTATAAATCTAACCGCATAGTCTGCTGCATCTTTGTCGTAAACTGAATTCTTGGCCTTAAAAGGAGTTTGTTTATATTTTTTTAGTTTTCTGATATGCCCTCACCTCCCTTTTTGTAAACATAAAAAAATACAGCCGCTAAGCTGTTTTACAAAAGAAAGAGCCAATCGGCTCAATCTCATTAATATTTGCTTTTCTAAAAATCAGTAATTCTCACTATGAAGAAGTATCTCAAGTGCAATCTGTGTTTCTTCATCAATTGCCTTCATATCCCAACCTCTATCATAGTTGCATACAATTTCACCGTTTCGCTTTAACATAAGTTTACTAATCTTTCCGCCATCTATGCCATAGCTACTACCATTTTTATAGACCTTAAGCCAGTAATGAAAGATACTATTATAAACCTTCAAACTTCCTTCTTTCCACATAACTTAATCCTCCTGACCGTTGATTATGAATTTCACATACTTTGCTTTTTCTTCTTCAAGTAAATTCACCAATTCATAAAAATCCATCTCATAGGCAATTCTTTGTACCGCATGGATATCAAACATATTGGTAAGACCTGTTTCACGAACTGCAAGAATCTGTTCTTTAATTTTTTGATTCATTGTCAATCCTCCTGCACTTATCTACGCCATAGGCTACCGAAAGGCCACAACCATTGTCCCACTTCACCATGATTGAACCAATATCATCTACACCAATAACGGTTCCTTTTGTTCCAGTTGGTGGTGCCTGTATGTCCTCCATCTGTATAAGTTCAACCCGTGTTCCCGTAGGATACTCCTTGCGGATTTTCTGCACAATTTCTTTATTTGGAAATCTCATTTTTGGCACCCCCTTTGAAAGCTGATGAACCTGTGAAATTTTTGAGTAGAATCTTTCGCTCTACTTTATATTCCTCCCCAATAAATCCCAAGCGTAGGAGCAGGCAACGGAAAGCGTATTTTTCATTTTCTACTTCTTTTTTCTTTGCCTGAATGCGTTTTTGTTTTCTTGTCATCTCGCAAAGTGCATAAATCAAATGTGTATAGGCCTTAACCGCATCACTGTCATTAGGTTTAATGGAAAACCAAGGAAAGGAAATCTTTTCTTCGTCTGTTTCGATGGGTAAGCTATCAATACCCAGTGCTTTTTTAATAAGGCTACCTTTTGCCTCAAGCAAATGCTCTAGGTTTGAAAAGCTACTATCTGTTAAGGACGTCCGTGGTATTGTCACTGTAAGCCCGAAATCACCGCTCTGTGCGGCTTCTTCCTCTTGATTGGCATTCTCGGTTGACTTCGTTTTTTCTTCCGCCGTATCAGGCTTTGTTAAATGCTGTACCTTAGCTGTGAACCCTTTCTTTTTCAACTTTTCTAAAAGGTTCTTAATCTCCTCACTGCCCACTTTGTCATCAAAGAATAGCGTTCCAAAACGGTCGATGGTAAAATAATCTAACTCATACTCAAAGGATGGCACACCTTTGTATATGGCTTTAGCTCCTGTTATCTCGCTGATTGCGGCAACCATGCTCTTTCGTTCTTTACCTTGTACATTAAATTTTACTTCCATATGAAGTACCTCCTTAATTTTGTACTTACATATATCACTCTAAACCACATAAATAGCAAGCCTTTCTACGATATAATGAAATTCTTTTGTATTTACAGAATGAATCACAAAATAGATGTACTACCCTTTCAATTCCTCCTCAATTCCTAATTCATCAAATCTATAAGTAAGACCCTCTCGAACTACTGATACCTGTTCTGAAGAACCCACCTGCTCAATATACCTTTTAACAATGACATCGCAGAACTTTTCATCAAGTTCCACCATGTAACAGATGCGTTCCGACTGCTCACAGGCAATCAGCGTAGAACCACTTCCACCAAATGGATCAAGAACAATAGTATTACTCATTGAGGAGTTCATAATCGGGTATGCAAGCAAAGCAACAGGTTTCATTGTTGGGTGGTCTCCGTTTTTCTTAGGCTTATCAAATTCCCAGATGGTTGTTTCTTTCCTTCCTGTGTACCACTGATGCTTTCCTTTTTTCTTCCATCCAAATAATATAGGCTCATGCTTCCACTGATAAGGAGAACGACCTAGCACAAGGGATTCTTTCTTCCAAATACAGCAACCTGATAAATAAAACCCTGCATCCGAAAATGCTCTACGAAAATTAAGACCTTCCGTGTCAGCATGAAAGACATAAATCGATGCATCTTCTGCCATCACTTCTTCGGTATTTATAAACGCATCTAAAAGGAAGGTGTAGAATGCATCATTCTCCATATGGTCATTTTTAATTTTTCCAGCTGACCCTTCATAATTTACATTATAAGGAGGATCGGTAATCACAAGATTTGCTTTTACTCCAGCCATAAGGTTATCAAAGGTATCCTTCTTCGTAGAATCACCGCAAACAAGTCTATGTCTGCCAAGCGTCCACACATCTCCAAGTTTAGAAAATACAGGCTTTTTAAGTTCCGCATCCACATCAAAGTCATCATCGTGAATACCATCTTTTATTGTATCCTTAAAAAGATCATCTAGTTCTTCTGGTTCAAAGCCAGTAAGAGATACATCAAAATCAGCACCTTGCAGATCTGAAATCAAAAGAGCCAATTTATCTTTATCCCAATCACCACTGATTTTATTTAAAGCAACATTGAGCGCCTTTTCCTTTTCTTCCGACAGTTCCACTACCACGCACTCAACTTCAGTAATATTCATATCAATAAGCACCTTTAATCTTTGATGCCCACCAACAACACGGCCGGTCACCTTATTCCAGATAACCGGATCTACATAGCCAAATTGCTCAATGGAGCGTTTTAGCTTTTCATATTCTGAATCCCCTGGCTTTAAATCCTTACGGGGATTGTAATCAGCAGGCAGTAAATCTATTGTATTCTTTTTCTCAATTAACATCTTTATCTTCCTTTCCTAGTAGATAAGAGCCGCTCCATTAAGTTATCTTGTGGTGTCATACCACCATATTCCACTGAGCAATTTTCCTTTACAATCTGGTAAATCTGATACCAAGTCTGGTTTACCTGTTTCATGTAAGTCTGACTCATTGAAACATAAGGAGAAGCTATAGCATTGCCGGTGGTCGGATGTTTTGCTAGAAACCCGTATTCTGAGATACACTCTTCGCATTGAATCCAACGTGAAACGCTCATGGCATACTGTTCAATCAGCTGGTTGTTTACTAACATTTCACAGCCTCGTTCTTTTAGCCACTGCCATGTTTCCTTGTAGATATCCTCAGCACACAAATCTTTGCCATTTTTCTGCTCAGCTTTTAAGTATTCTTTTATAGGTGGTACATCTGCACCTTCAATTTCTGTAGGTTCAGGTAAAACCATCGTTCCATTTACTTTACCATTAGCTATTTTATCTGTCAGAGCCTTAGATTTTCTTCCGGCACCAACACGCTGTCCTCCACGATTTGTGCCGTCTTTTGCCAATTGTTCACACCTACTTTCTTTTGCAGGGGTTTATACCCCCTTTGATTTCTGATTTTTGCACACAAGACCCCAGGCCGTTGCCCAGCATAAAAGGTGTAGAGATTAAGATCCCCCCTGGATCACTTACGAATCTGCCTATCACCTAATTCAAAATGAATTTTATTGTGACATGATTTACAAAGGGACATTAAATTACTTTTGTCATGCGTTCCGCCTTGTGATATGGGAAGGATATGATGAACCTCTTCCGTTGGCGTCAGCCGTCCTTCTTTCAAACACATCTCACACAAGGGATGTTCTAAAACATAACGATCACGAATTCTTTTCCACGCCCTGCCATACTTTTTGTTCACATCTTTAGAGCGTTCATACTTGTCATACTTTCTTCTTTCCTGCGCCTTATGCTCTTCACAGTACTGTCCCTCGGTTAAATTGGGGCATCCTGGATAACTACATGGACGCATTGGTTTCTTTGGCACTTTGCCACCTCCATTTTTTGCATAGAAAAAGCCCCACAGGATTGCTCCCGCAAGGCTTGCCTCTCTTAGTCTTTTGCTAATTATACTATAACATAAAATGGACTGTGGTGTCTTGTTGCAAAGTGTTGCAAAGTGTTGCAAAACGTGCAAGTTATATCTTTATAGGGTTATCCGGCAAAGCCAAATGCTTAATTGCTGTATTATGCCATCGATATATGGTTGTCCTATCCGCATTTAATTCATTCCCAATTTGTTCCCATGTAAGTTCAAGTACATAACGGTACCGAAGCACCATGCGTTCATCTGTATCAGCAACTCCGTTAATGACCTCACGTATCTGTTCCTTCAATGCAACAAGAGTATCTACTTCTACATTAATTTTATCCTCCAAATCCATAATTCGCTCTAGGCACTTTACAAAAGGCGCATCCGTATTTCTCGAAGTCATAACCCGTTCCTTATCATATCTTGGTGAAGAAACGCTGCCTGCCATTTCACGAAGCCTGTCCATTTCCTCTATGTTTGACTGTATCCTTTTATCAAGCCGATACGCCTGATGTAAATACTCTTTTACTTTCATTTAGCATTTACCTCCATTCTTAGCTTTTTCATTAAGAAATCTCCATCAACAGAGGTAAGTTCTCTATACCAAGCAGAGTGGAAGAACCTCTCCACCTCAATTATGGTGTGCTTTGCATCCTTATTTTTAGGATTCCTTTTTAATTTTTTTATGGCCTCTCTATAATCCTTAACCGACTGTAGAATAATTGCATTGGCTAATACCTCCATAGGCTCTGTCATCGCACCACCTCCAGCTTTGCTTTTACCGCATTGATAAGTGCCGTCTGCGTTTTCTCTTTCTTAGAAAGGGCTTTCATAACATCTTCATCAATAGTGCCTTTCGTAATAATATGGTGAATAACAACTGTATCTTTTTGTCCTTGTCTATAAAGCCTAGCATTTGTCTGTTGATACAACTCCAATGACCAAGTAAGGCCAAACCATATAAGAGTAGATCCTCCACTTTGAAGGTTTAATCCATGTCCTGCCGATGCAGGATGAATCACAGCAACTGGAATATTTCCCTTATTCCAATCTTCAATATCTTTCGATGATTTTATCTGTCTTACTTGAAATCTTTTTTGTATACGCTCCAAATCGTGCCTATACCAGTAAGCTACAAGTACGGGTTTCCCATTAGCTCCTTCAATCAAATCCTCCAGGGCATCAAGTTTTCTGTCGTGAATATGATGAGACTTATTATCTTCATCATAAACAGCACCATTTGCCATCTGCAAAAGTTTTCCTGAAAGAACTGCAGCATTGACCGCATCAATTTCCTCTCCTTTAACGTTTGCCACCATGTCATCACGAAAGGTTGAGTAAATATCCCATTCTTTATCATCAAGGTATACCGGTACTTCATTTATCACGCATTTTGGCATTTTCAAATAGTCGCAAGATTTCATGGAAATGGTAATATCAGAAATTTGTTTATATATCTTTTCTTCAGCACCTGGAAGTGGCTTATATGAAAAAATCATCTGAGCATTTCGTTTGTCTGGACAAAAGAAAGTATTACGGTAGTGGGTGATGTACCTTCCAAGCCTTTGACCCAAATCAAGGATTCGAAACTCTGCCCATAAATCCATCAATCCATTTGATGATGGTGTTCCAGTAAGTCCTACTATTCTTTTTACTTTAGCCCTTATCTTTAAAAGACTTTTGAATCGCTTTGCACCATAGGATTTAAATGACGATAACTCATCAATAACAACCATATCAAAATCAAAGGGAATACCACTTTTGTTAACCAACCAATCTACATTTTCTCGATTGATAATATAAACGGTAGCTCTTTTCATAAGTGCTGCTATTCGCTCTTTCTCGCTACCTACTGCAACCGAATAGGATAGCCCTTTTAAGTGGTCCCATTTTTTGATTTCAGCAGGCCATGTAGATTTACATACACGCAAAGGTCCTATTACAAGCACTTTTCTTATTTCAAATTGGTCAAGACATAGGTCGAAGATTGCAGACAATGTAATAATTGTCTTACTCAACCGAGGCCCATATCAAGAAATATTGCAGAAGCAGGCTTTTCTTCTATAAAATCAATCGCATACTGCTGATAATCATGTGGTATGAACTTCATTTGGCATCACCTCCAATCTCTCGTAACACTTCATCTATTTGATCCACCCCATCAATGCAGTAAACCAAAAATCCAAGTGATTCTAACTGCCTTTTTCGCTTTACTTGCAGTGGTCTCATCTTTTTACCTGTAGCTTTTAATTCAACAAAAGCAAACTTTCCATTAGGTAAAAGAACTAGTCGATCTGGCACCCCATTTAAACCTGGACTTACAAACTTTGGTGACATCCCATGTCTTTTCTTTACCGCTGCCACAAGTTTTTGCTCTATATATTTTTCTGTCATATATTCCTCCTATTTGACACAAGAAACACAACTATCACAACGATTCCCTATATATACTTACGCGCGTGCACACTCACAGGATTTAACTATTCCTTTTATAAAAAAAGCATTTTGAATATAAGGAAAAAAGTTGTGTTGTGTGTGTCACTCCTATATCATTTTTTGGTATAATCGCTGTCTTCCGTAAATGGGCAAACGCTTGATATTAGTGGTTCGCTCCCATCCTGAAATCTGAGCCATAAGTGCAGCAATTTGATAACTATCCGTAGCTTTTAAGTCAGACAGGCTATGATTTAAGCACTCACACCATATCTCTGCATTGCTTACAGCGTTTCGTGCAATACTGCCTGTATGCTCTCCACCGCCAAACTCACTGCCATTTAAGTAATTGCGACGGGCAAATAAATCCATTTCATTCCAATCAGCAGGTAGGAGTGTATTAAGATACTCTTCCACCATACCGACACGCTCATCACTTTCCATTGCGCCTTTTTGTGCTTTTTCGGCTTCTTCTAAAACATCACCTTCAAGGTACAACTTTTCGCCAGACTTCCATATTTCTTTTGCCTCTGCCCAAAACTGTTGCCTATATTCTTCAGTAAAGTTCCATCTCTTTTTCTGCTTTCTTTGATGTAGCTTAATAATCCAAAAACGACGATTACCCGTAATATCACGGAGATATCCACGCTCACCATTAACTGTTGCAATAATGATACACTGTCTTGGATGACTTTCCACAACCCTACCGTAAGACGGACGATATTTATCATCAGATGTTGATAGAAAAGCTTTAACCTTTTCTATATCAGCTTTCCTCATACCAGCAAGTTCTCCAATTTCAACTACCCAAAATCCCTGTAATTTTTCTGCTCCCGATTTATCATCCATATCTGTAAGGGACAGTGTTTCAGAATAGTAATCCGCCGTTACAAGGTCTTTAACAATCGTACTTTTACCAATACCTTGATCACCATCAAGCACTGGAACGCAATCAAATTTAATTCCTGGAACATAGATACGAGCAACTGCAGCTGCAAATATTTTTCTTGTCACAGTTCTTATATAATCTGTATCATCAGCCTGCAGATATTTGATAAAAACATTCTCTACACGCTTAATACCATCCCAATTAGGCAAGGCATCGAGATAATCTCTTACAGGATGGAAGTGCCTGTCGTCAGTGACCTTGGTAAATGCCACATCGTGGTTTCGGCTTGAAAATGCAAGATATCTGATATCAATAATAGATTTTAGCTGTGCCGTATCGGCATCTCTCCAAAACACATTACCCTCCGGTCTTTCCCATGGGATAGGCCCTGTGATTTGAATTCGATTGGCCAATTCGTTATATGCGAAGTTTGCAAAATCGGAATCATTGTTAAGAATCAAGTTAAGATTATATACACTGTTCTCCAATATCTGACTGCGAGGCTGATATTTAAGCTTTGTTTTCCAGTCATCACCACTTGCCAAAAAATCTTCTTTTGCTTCTGCAAGCCGCTCATTGGTAATAAGCAACTTGACCTTATCATCATTCATTACGAACTCACACATAGCCTTGTACGATTTTTTATCATCATCGTTTCCAAACTTATGGATACGAACAAGATCAAAAGCATTTAAAAGCTGACTACAGGCTGGGTCTGATGCATGATGGCTATAAGAAAACTTATCATCATAAATTTGCACGCCTGGCATAGAGTCTGAATCAATAAAATCATATCTATTTGGATTTTCTGTAGGCGTATAAACATCAGAAAGAAAAGTTCCCATAACGTCTGTTATGGAATAAGCACGACAGAATGCTCCTACTACACCTTCTTTGGCAATAGGGTCATCTTGTTTCTTACCTTCATATGTTTTAGCCACGCTCTCACGAGATGATGTGGGCAAAAGTGAGCAGTCTTTCCAATTTGGATGAGCTGCAAGAAATATATCTGGGTCAAGCCACTTTCCATCGACACGCTTAAAAATATACTCGCCGTTTGACGGGCTAGTCGGCCAATACATCAGCTGATTAGGCTGATAGGAGCATTCATCAAATTGGTCGATACCCCATTCATCTGCAAAATATCTCGCAATAGCTACATACTCATCCGATGTAACGTCACGGGTCATAGGAATAATAATACGGACCCTTGGCGCTTCTGGTATATGTCCATGTGTTGTATATAGGACTGCTGCATATTTACATTCACTGCAAAATTTATCAATAAAGCCTACCTCAGCATGATCAACATCAGTAGTAAGCATAGAACGGAAAACAACATTTTCTCGCTTTCTGCGATTGCTTTTAAGCTGACCGCCAACATAACCACCTTTATCCTTTGTATTGTCACGCTTAGCTTTAGAAAGTTTTGGGTATTCCTGCACCGTTTCTGTTGTTCGGATAGTGGTTTTAAGTTTTTCACATAAATCATCAAAAGTAATCGTCTTGTTTGACCAGATCTTTGCTTTGCAGCTGTTACCATAGGCAATAGCTAACTTACGCATGATTCTCACCTCCAAACTTTGGTGTTGTTTCCTCGAACTTACTGTTAAAATATCTTACCTTTTGTCTACGTTTTTTTGCTTTTTCAATTTCAATGCCCATGCCGTTAGATATAACGTCACCAAGTACCCATACCTCTTGGCATTTACCCATAAGAATGATATCCATGAAAATGGCAAGATCACGTTCTTTCTTATTGCCATCATCCATAAACTGTGGAAACATGAGATGTGGTGCAAGGGGAATATTACCTTTGTCTAAGGCAAAACGGCAAAATTCCTGTGCTCGCTTGATATTGCCATTTGTATCACCACTATAAGGGGAACAAATATATACCAATGGAAGGAAAGCAGGTTTTGACGCTGCTTTCTCCTCCTTGTCAATATTTGATAAAGCTTGAAAAGGAACTGTATCCATATACCCTTCAGAATTTCTAATATCGACACCCATACTTACACCTCCATCTCAATCTGCGGATAAATATCATCTGCCTTTAGCTGTTCGTAAATGAATAGTCTGCCTTTTTGAGTCCACTTAGTATGAACCTTAGTATGTTCATAACCCTTACTATCCTCGTAAACATGAGTATTTGTTCTCGTATAGCCTTTGCAAGCATATTTTTGATACAAGAGCCAAGTATTACTTTGTTTAAATTGAATACCATTTTTATGAAGATATTCATTCATCCTTCTAGCACTCCATCCATAATCTTTAGCAATAACAGAAATATTTACGGCATCTTTACATTTAAGAACCACATCATAATATGTAGCCTTAGGTTTCATCTCTGCAATTTGCTGTTGTCCAATAGCAAAAGCTGCCTCAAGAGCCTTATTCTTTTCCCGCTCTTCTTTTAAAGCAGTAAATGCAGCAATTGCGACATCCGGGTTAGCAATCAACTCTGCAGTTGCATATAAACCAAACTTACGAATTGATGGAAGAACTTCGCTTGTAACCCAATGCTTAAAGTTTTTAGCCTTTGGCATTTTGCTTGAGAGAATAAGACTGTAAAGCCCTGATTCATTAATGACAATCGTTTCCTTATTTTGATTACCATCAAACAACATCACTTTGGTTCTGTCTTCTTCATCAACATGACGGTTAATATCTCGACTACCATTTTGGTACTTGAGAATCCCTGCTACATCCTTTCCTACAAAATATGGTGTAGCATCAATTAACATTGTTCTTACAGCGCCGAACTCTTCATTTTTATAAATTTGTAATTCCATCAGAATTACCTCCTTAATTTTATTTGGAGGATTGACCTCCTACCTAGTAGCCTTGAGAGAAGGTCAAATCTGACGGTTTTGAAAAATTTCTCGAAGTTTTTTCTCTGCCCTTTTTAATTTCTGCGTGATATTGTTTTCATCAGCTCCAATTGAAGCAGCATATTCACGAATTGGGATGCCATCTATACGAACAGCAATAAACATGTCTGCCCAGTCTTGTTTTTTACCAAGTGCCTGACGTATCCTTTGACATACATCTTCATACTCATCCTGGTAATTACGCTCTATTTTTTGAGAATTATCGGCAAAAGTATCCATGACATCCGTATCATCTTCTGATTCATCATCCTTGCGATATGGAGTCTTTGGTGTACCTAAATGTCTATGATATCTACGCCAGTGGTTGTATTCCTTACTGTTCATGAGATCGAACATTTCCTGCACCGTTTCACAGCGCTTTACTTCTACTTTCTTTTCAGGCTTTGCCTCTGCAAGACGTTGTTCATAATCGATGTCCAGCATGATGCTGTAATCTCCGTCTGGAATTTCAATAGTGGTGTAGCTCTTGTGACCATTTTTGATGTTGTCTTCATATAAAACTCGAATCTTCATAAAGTATTCCTTTCCGTCCTGGCATTGACGGCAGAATACAAAAAGAGCCTGTGGTTTCAGATACACCACAGACTCCACTTGTCCTAAAAATGGGCATAGGAAAGTACGGTGGGTGCATCTTCATTCCAAACACAGCCTTTATTACTGTGTTCTGAACTCTTATGCATCCCGCCGTCCTAATGCGCATCTCGGACATTGAGATATTATTTTGTTGAGCGATAACCGCTCTAGATAAAACGTCTCCCTTAGGGAGGATAGGCAGGCTGATTGTTCAAATCTGTCACTACCTATAAATTAAAATAAGAACTTACTTCTTCTTGTTGGGTCTACTTTGACTTAAAGCACTGCCAGCAACTGATTTGGATTTCTTGCTATAACGTCCATCACTAAGAATTTTGCTTGCTTTTGATGCAACTCTTTTAGATGTTTGCTTCTTATTTTTGCTCATTTTATTTACCTCCCTTCCAATCGTGTTCCAAAGCTATTACTTTGTTACTTCTATTATCGCTCATTGCACGTTTTAAAAATATGGATGTAGTAGGGATGAAATATGGGTAAAGTATGGAACTTAAAAAGACAAAAAAATAGCCCCCTGCATTACTGCAGGAGGCATAATAGAATTTCAGAACTAATCAATGAAAAGTTCTGGCATATTAAATTGTATATCTTTTGTTTCAGTTTCGACACCAATATTGCCGCATTCAAGTATAGAACGATGTATCCTTAATTCACCGTCAACCTCTGTTAAATATTTATTTCTATTAGATGGTTCTTCTATAAATTTTGATGATTCCCGAGAAAAACCACTTTGTTGCAGAAAAATGGTCAGTGGATTTGTTGTCCCATATTCTACAAACTCATACCAATCATTTTGAAAATGATCCACTTGATGAACATTCTTATATTCAAGAGAGAATTTCCTGAAATAATTTGAAATGCTAAACAGAAGCACATTTTCAATCACACCAAGTGTTTCTGCAATAATATAATTTTTATGAAGTTTAGATTTTTTGTTATATGTATCAGCCAACTTCATATTACCAACCCATACACCCGTCTCTGGATTACTTTCTTTATATTTAAGTGCATAATAAATAATCTGATTGAGACCATTTCCTCTAATCCATCTTAATAGAATAACAGCATACCACCTAATAACAGAATCTTCCCTATAAGTACCAGCTTTCCCTATTGTTCTTTTTTCATAGATATCCCACTTGAATACTTTCCTCAGCTTCATGAGAAAATCAACAAGTTCTTCAAAATCAACCTCATCATTTTCTCCTGTCACCTTTGGATATTTTTGGCCACTTTCCACAAGTTCTCTCAAGTTAACCACTTGATCATATGAAAAATTAATATCGTCACTGGTCTTTTCTACAGGAAAAATTTCTCTGATTTTAGACTCCTTATGTTCATCTAAAAATGGTGAGAATGCTTCTCGTATTGGCGTAATAATACCTTCGGAAATATCTTTTGTAAGAATCATTGCAAATTTTCGCAATGCTTCAAAGTCCTTTGACGTTGTTGCTTCACGAACCGTAGTTAATTCTATATCTCCACGAATTAAATCCTCAATAACTAAGTTCAAATACTTACTATTATCTTTCAAATTAATCGAAACTTCCTGTGGTGGAACATCATTCTGTAATAAGTTGATGTACTTTTCTGTTTTAAGATTATCTTCCATACGAACTAAGAACACATTTCCATATAAATTGTATTTAATACGACCAACTCGTCCTACAAGGTTTCTAAATTCCACCTCGTCCATATTAGAATTCCCATTTTTGTAGCTTGTAATAAACAAATTATCCGCTGGAAGATTCACTCCCTCTACAAGTGTGCTTGTGCAGAATATAGTTCTTAAAACACCATCCACAAAACTTTTCTCAATTCTTAGGCGAATATTAGAGGGAAGATATCCAACATGATAAGCAATACCTTTTAGTATCAAGTCTGCAAGATAACAATCGCTATGTACTTCCTTACGAATATCTTTTGATAAAGCTACGAGTTTTTCATCATTTTTGATAGGAAGGTTCTTTGCATACTGAACAGCATAATCTACAACTTTTTGTCTCGAATTGCAATAGATGATGTTTTGCTGTGTGGCTCCTACTCTTGTAACAATCTCACTTAGTTCATCTTGTTGCGGAATATTAGCAATATATGAAAGTGATTTTGACAAATCATCATAAAAATATGCTCTACCCTCACATAAATCTAAAAAGTATTTAAATTGACATACTGGTGTATATTTTGACGCTAATTTTTTAATTTCATCCATTTGAATATTGGGAATTAAGCTCAGGTATACTTCAGGATTCGGAATATTTGGTGAGGCAAAAATAACTGTCGGCATCTCTTTCATCTTTGATAACTGAGCAACTACCTTATAATAATAGGTACTACGTCCACCCCTATCTGATATTTTATGAGCCTCATCTATAAACAGAAAATCGATTTTTATTTTTGGTATACCTATCATCATATGAAGCAGTCGTTCAGGCGTCATAACAAAAACAAAATTGTGTTCTTGTTGCAACACTATATCTCCTGATGAACTAACAACACGATAATTTGTCTGCTGAAGCTTTTCCTGAAGACTTCCAATTATATTACTTCGAACTTCATTTATTAGAGCTTTTGTGGGTACCAAGATAGCATAATTTTTTATTGAACCATTCTCAATTTGCTGTTTAAGATATGTTTGTACAACAAATGATTTACCCATCGATGTAGGACCAGAATAGCTAAAATATTTACTGTCCAAGCTATCATATACGTCCTTTTGATCATGAAAAAAATAACTGTCCTCATGGCCAGGGATCTGCAGTGTAGATTTATCATATTCAAAATATAAAGCATCCAATACATCAGCCGTCTGAAATCCTTCAACATAAGTAGATCGCAAACCACGATAATTTCCAACCGTTGAAAGTATAGATCCAAGGTAGTACTTTACCGATAAATCATCTGGATAAACTATACTCAATAAGATTATAAGTTCTTGTCCCCACAGCTTATGCCTATCTCTCTTCTCTGGTATAGTAGACTTTGCTAATAAATCTGCAAATCGTAAAGCATCTTTTATATTTATTTCTTTTTTCCGTTTTTGAAGCTTAAAGATGAATATCGAATAATTATATAGCAACGCCTCATAAATCTCGTTTAAATATTCATTCTTATCAATATTTATGTATAACGCTTCGGCAAGCGTTTGGTTTCTTGGAATCTGCATAATCAATACCTCCCACTCAGCATCTCAGAAACAATGCTATTTTTCTCAGTTGGAGCGTCATTAAACGGTACAACAAATAAATAAAAATTATAGCCAGATAAACCATTGTCATGAATCTTCTTCTCAATATATGGCTGTAAAGAAACAATATCATTTTGCATTTGAATCTTTACTGCAGTACGATATTTACTATTATCAGTTTCTATGTAACCTAAAGAAAGAGTATATCCAAGAAAGACTCCGTATGCCATATCAGGTTTAGGAACATTAGCTTTTCTCGGTAACAAAAGATCCACCATATAATTAGTAGTATCAGGATCATAGATATTATTATGCGTAGTATTTTCCACCATCTTCAGTTCAATATCACTGTTTTTTTCAATATCAATAATTTTATCAAAAGCTCTATCTATACTTGCTGTCAAATCACCTAGAATATCAGATGCACCAAATACAAGCTGATGAAATAACTGCCCATTATTATCTACTGCTAATAAATGAACGCCATCACTTTTACTGCAAATCCTTCCTCCAAGTTCATCTATTTCAATCTTGCTCATTATCTTTGGAGCATTTAGTTCCTGTTCCATAAAAACATATAAAAGCATCTCTCCAAGAACAGTTTCAGCACACGTTCCATAGGCTTGCATAAATTTAACTAATGCCTGTGATCCGATGGAAGCACTTTTCCCAGAAGTTGTATATCTATTAGCTTTCGCTCTAGAAAATACATAACTTCCTATGTTATCTACAAGGTATTCTTTCAATGCTCTAAATTTGAATTTGCAGTTATTTATATCGACACCATATATTTTAACATATGATGGGTTAGTTAGTCCGGATATAGTTAGTGAGGATACTTGATCAAATACATGGTTGAATATTGGATCACTAAGCGTTTTCTGCAAAGGTAAGTGCACTTCAGCTTTAACTTTTTCAAAAAACACAGGTTCAGATGAGGAATTAAAAGACTCTACATATTTTATGCCAATTTCTTTTATGGCTTCTTTACATTCTTGATTTTTGACCTCAATTATCACAAAGTAAAAAACAGATGCCAAAAGAGCAGATAAACTGAATGTCGAATTATTTAAGATATTATTTTTTTCATAGCCTTTAATATACCCAACCATGGTATGATCTTGAATAGTCATGTCCTCACGCAAAACATCTTTAATAGCGCGAACTACTGATTCACGTTGGCTATCTTTAATCTGTGGAATTACACTGGTTTGGAATACTCGCTCTGCATCTTCAAAAGATGTGTTCCGGGCAGCAGTAATAACATCTGGAGGTACATTATCATGCCCACTTTTAAGATGTCCCGGAAGGGAACTATCATAAGATTCTGTAGTTTGAGAATACGTTGAAAAGATTGCACCGCATAACAAATCATTCGTAACCTTTTGGTTCCGAGCCTGATACAATATTTTCATAAGAGTACCAAAACATAGTCGTTTCATTGCGATGCCTCCTCTTCTATTACAGCTATTTTCTATCTGAATCTAGCGAACCCCCACACCCAACCAGAATGCTTAATCTTAATACTCATAGTATCTGCAATCTATCTAATAACGGTTCTCTTATATATGAGATGATAACTCCTTAAATATTTCATTATAAAATGGAGATAGTACAACATACCTAAAAGAGTTTAGTTTCCCCATAAGCAACAATCTCCATATTATGCTTAAGATTATTAAACAAAGGAAATAGTATAATTACTTCCCTGTCTAAAAATCTTCAAGCAAATTCTCTAGTTCACATCTAAACTTATCCTGACCTTTTAAGAGAATTCCACTTTTCAGATATTCAAAATACTCTGTATATCCGTTTGGACTTAAAAAATGGAAAATGTATTTTTCATTAATACCGTCCTCTTCCATTTTTTTGTTTAATCTTTCAAAGTGTTCTTTTGCATATTTATATTTTGCTTTGTTTTCATCGCTATCATCTTTATCAGCTTTTATTTCTGTGACTAAATAATAATCGTACTCATCACTTGAAACTTTAATGAAGAAGTCTGGATTGAAACTCTTTTGAGAGTATTTTCTTGTTTTAGAAGAAGACCCGCCATACTTCAAACTATAATCTATACTATAGAACCCTCTATCCCTAGATTTAACCCAACTTTCAACTAAACCTGCAACTTCTTGTTTACATAGGTAATCAACAAAGTTTCTTTCAGGATCACTACTCGTTAAAACAAGGTTCATAGGCGTTTTAAATAAAAATTCATTCTTTTCTTTCAGAGCACTTCTTGGAAGACTCTCATCTTCAATCACCTCAGAAAAAATTATTTTTTGTTTTTCAGAATTAATCTCTTTTTCATGATTATTCGTATAGAATATTGAGCAACCTCTTCGAAGATTACCAATACCTGTGCTATCATTAGCCATATTAAGAGTATTGATTTTATATGGATCATTAACTTTTAATTTTGGAACAATTGATTTCTTTTTCTTACGTAGTAAAGTTGAAAATGACTGAAGTATTTTATTGGCGTTTTTATCAATTAACAGCTCACCACTAATCCCAACTTTCTCCATTGAAGTACGAATAATTTTTTCTATTGTTTCTCTTGGCGGTAGTGAGTATTTGCTATACTCTTCATCACCAAGTTTCAATATAGTACCTTCCCAATCTCTAATTTGAAACTCTTCGAAAATTTTATCAGTAATTTCTTCAATGGTCCAAGTATTATATTTTACAGAGTAATTTCGTTTACTTAAATTACCATCAACAATTGATTCATAAGATGTATCTTTCTTTGCCTGTATAACTTGAGAGTCTAGTTTTATACCTTCTTTTTTCAAACGGGAATAGTCAAACACTGCTTTCCTTTTCTTTTGCTCAACTTCTACTTCATCCTTAGAATAGTTTAAATTATATACTTCAAAATTAAATTTTGCTCGTTCTTCCGACTTTAAAATAATACTACTTAATCTTGTTTCTATCTCCAGTACTTCCTCAACTAATGACTTAATGTTTTTACTCCAAGAATCATGATTAAAGATTATGACTTTAGGCTGTGGCGACGCATACTCTTCGGGAATTCTTAGGCCTCTTCCAAGTACCTGAGCAATCAACAATTTTGAGTTAAATGCTCTATCTTCCCAGGGAACAATCTGGAAAACATTCTTTACATCCCAACCTTCAGTCAACATTGAGACTGATATTACCCATTGAACCGGATCACTCTTATCATCTACAGTCTTTAACTTAGGAAGATTAGCTGCATGATCTTTATGAGATGTAACAATTAATACTTTTTCTTCAATAACATCTCTAGTTGCATTTTCAGTATCAATCAAAAAATCTACAAGATCATCTTTTAACGCTTTTGCTTTAGAAATATCCTTTGTGATCAAAATAGACAGAGGTTTAATTTCTGGATATTGGTCAGAATTATTCAAGTGATTTTGATATATCTTTTGAAATTTCTCAGAGATTCCACCACTATCATCTTTTTGAACGTATTCAATATTTTTTACCACTCTATCTTCTATAGCTTCTCTTAATGAATACCTGAAAATTACATCATTAAAATATTCATTCTCATGATATGCTGTCCCAGTAAACCCCAGTATATACTTAAAACCGTAATCCGAGTCGAGCAAAAACTCTTTCCACTTTTTAATCCCTTTACCTTCATTACTGCTCACAGAAATGCTTTGAGGTTTATTGAAAATATGATGTGATTCATCGTTTAATACCAATACTCGCCCACCATTATTAATTAAACTATCTTCAATTGATGAACCAGTTCTTTCATAAACTGCATGAATATTCTCAACACAGACATCTCCATCCTTGATTGTTTTATTAGCGTCAATAATTCTTGGATTCTTATAATGAGCATCATCCGGAATAGTAGCTCTTAGCCTAGCATTCCCACTTAGCTCTTCAAATTTTTCCTTTAATCCCGCTTCTATTGTTAACGAAGGGCATAGCACAAGCACCTTGTCAACTAATCCTAACCCCAGCATAATTTGAGCAACTCCATAAATTACGTATGATTTACCAGTTCCAGTAGCTAAGTCAATATTAGCAAACAATTTATTGGGAATTTGTATCATAGACTTAAGGTTAGCCAAGGATGTGTACTTTAACTGTAACTCATTATTTTTCTGAAAATTCTCTTCAAATAAATCTTCAATTGATTTATACCTACCAGATGCAAGATATATAATCGAACTCTTAATTGCAGCTTTCTGGTACTCTCTATTACCACATAGTCTTTCGATAAATAAATTCCACTCATCCAGACGCAGTTTTGTATGGTCAAAATTATTATTAACTTTCAAAACAAGATCTTTTTGCTTGTAAATCAAAATATCTTGCATTACTTCACCTCCCTTTTAATATTAAAAATCTCTGTAAAATCATTACCATATATATCAGTATAAATCACCATTAACTTATCACCTAAACCTTTAATATCTAAGGTAATGCTTAATGCGGGTTTATTCTTGGACCTTAGTTCTTCTCTAATTTCATCATCATTCTTATCCTTACCTTTTTTTTCACTATTGCCAGGTAATAAATCCTCGGCAAAGTAAACGTCATCTAGCTCAAAATGTTTTCCATTGTAGTCTTTATCAATATATACTGCAGACAGCGATTCAAAATTTTCCAAAATAACACCTTTATCGTCTTTTCCGTACTGGCTTTTAAATTCCTTTATTTTAATTTCTATATTTTTCTTGCTTACTTTGAATTCTGTCTTCACTTCAGGTTGTCTAATAAAATGGAAGCCAACAACTTCATCGATACTATTTAAATTCTTCTTGCTTTGTGGTTGTCTCAATTTGTGAAAAGGAATTTTATGAAGTTCTTTGATTACTTGATAAGGTACCTTTAGAAAATAATATCTTATTCCATCTATCTCATAATAATCAGTCAGGAAATCTACATAGTTTGCAGGAGCAACGATATAAATCCTACCATTAACCCTATTCCCAATGACAGAGTTAATGTTCTCTAAATAATCAACATCTATTGAAGAATCCTTATATTTTCTATAATCAAAAATCTTAACTGGATATTCAGATTTTTTTCCATCAAATTCCAAACCGGCTAAATCAAAATCAGCGATTTCGATTTCAAACAGCCCAGATATAAATTGCTTGTATTCTTGCCATTCAAGTTCAAAGGCTTTTTTTAAGTCATAAACCCCTAATTGTGCAGTAACAAAAGGTTTGGCACTTTTACTATATTTTTTCATAGTTGAAATCAGATCTTTCGACTCTGCAATTCTTAGTAATCTCTTTTGGGTTGTAAAATAGGATAACTTCCCGATATCACATGTTATCCAACGTCTTCCAAGTTTTTCTGCAGTTGTAGCTGTAGTACCTGAACCGCCAAAAAAATCTAATACTAAGTCTCCTGGGTTTGTGGAAGCCTCAATAATTCTTTTAATCAATGCTTCAGGCTTTTGCGTTGGATACCCAGTTCTTTCCAAAGAAGTTCCTTGAACAAACGGAATATTAAAAACCTCTGTTGGCTTACCTTCTTTCATATAAGCTTTTCTTATTGTTCCATCTGAGTTATTATATATTTTATATCTGCGACCGTCTTCATCAATTTTATCATACCTTTTAACAGCTTTTTCATCATAATCTATTAATGTTGCTTTAGGATTGAAGAAGTAATTATCACTTTTTGTATAGAAAAAAATAG